TTTTTCGGTGGTTCAACTTCTGTGTCTTGCGTGAGGTGGTCGGTCTGCGGTGTGTCCTCAATTTCGACCATAACATAGGTGCTGCCTTCAATCTCGCCACCCTGCCAGCCTTCGGCAAACGATGTCTGCGGGTGGTTGGTGTGTGGATAGGATGGAAACTCTAAGATTGTGTCACCGTTTATTTTTGCGTATTGCATGATTGATTAGCTCCGAGTGAAGATTGAGACTCTGTTGCCTGTGCTGCCGACGGTTTGGCTGCTATTAGTTGCATAAACGCTCGTGCCATCTGCGGAAATGCACACGCCGTAAGGTTGTGTGCCAGTTGCAATTGTACTAGTACCAGATAGCGCACCTGTGGTCGTGTTGCGTGTGAAAATCGAAACTGTGTGAGAGTTGTAATTTGCTGTGTAAACGCTCGCACCATCTGCGGAAATGGCCACACTGTAAGGAGCTGTTCCGGTGGCAATCGTACTAGTGCCAGATAATGCGCCTGTGGTCGTGTTGCGTGTGAAAATTGAAACTGTGTTGGATGCGCTATTAGCTGTATAAACGCTAGCACCATCTGCGGAAATGCAAACAGCTCTAGGCACAGACCCAGTAGCAATCGTGCTGGTGCCAGATAGCGCACCTGTGGTCGTGTTGCGAGTGAAGATTGAGACGTTGCTGGAACTTAAATTAGCTGCGTATACGCTAGTGCCATCTGCTGAAATGCAAATGCCGAGAGGAACACTTCCAGTTGCGATTGTGCTGGTGCCAGATAGCGCACCTGTGGTCGTGTTGCGTGTGAAAATTGAAACTGTGTTGGATGCGCTATTAGCTGTATAAACGCTAGCACCATCTGCGGAAATGCAAGCGTCGTATGGACCTGTTCCGGTGGCAATCGTGCTGGTGCCAGATAGCGCACCTGTGGTCGTGTTGCGTGTGAAAATTGAAACTGTGTTGGATGAGTAATTAGTTGCGTAAACGCTCGCGCCATTTGCGGAGATGCAAATGCCGAATGGACCTATTTTGGTGGCAATCGTACTAGTGCCAGATAATGCGCCTGTGGTCGTGTTGCGTGTGAAAATTGAAACTGTGTTGGATGAGGCATTAGTTGCGTAAACGCTCGTGCCATCTGCGGAAATGCAAATGCGTCTTGGACTAGCCCCAGTAGCAATCGTAGTGGTGCCAGATAATGCGCCTGGGCCTGCGCTTAATCTAACAACACCCATGATTTTTCTAGAGATAGGCATTAGAAATTCTGGCCTCCAACCATGGCATACCATGTGGTGCCAGACCCATCCCAAGTATTGAGTACGAATATATCTACCTTGGCATTGGTGCTTGTAAGTGTGGGTGCCGTACCACCTGACCACTTTACCGAAGCTGGCCAAGTGACTGCTCGAGCTGTTCCGTCACAAGTGAAAGCCAAAGTCAAACCATATGCCCCTGTTGGTATGTTGCTGAAGGTGATGCTGGTGATCGCTGCGTTCAAACTCACTGCAAACACATTACCCAAGGCACAGTTTAAGTTAAGCACCCCTGCCGAAATAGTCGGTGCGGTTTTCACTTCGATTAAGCCGGTAATCGTAGGTGTTGTGAGTGCTGGCGAGGTGGCGTGAACGCCTGCGCCTGACCCTGTGGAAGTAACCACACCCGTTCCGCCAGATGCCACGGAGAGCGTAGCGCTTAAGCCTGAAGCGGTTCCGGTGATACTTCCTGACGGTGTAACATAGTCGGTGCCTGGCGTTGCTACGACCATGCCGCCAGAGTTGCCTTTAAGTATGCCGCTAATTGCGCATGAAATAGTGATCGCTGGTGTGCTTGTGCTTGTGGCTACGGTTCCGGCAAAGCCGTTTACACTCACAACAGAAACGCTCTGTACTGTTCCGTTTGTGCCAGTGATCGTAAAGCTCGGATAAGTGCCAGTAACACCAATGCCAGAACCTGCCGTTAAGACTACCGTTTTATCAGAAATGAGACTGCTGTAGAGGCTATTAATTGCTGAGTCACCGGAGTTCGTGCCACTTACGGAGGCCGTTGCGGATGCGGTCAAGGTGGCACCATCTGCGATAGTAAGCGTTGCGCCGGTAGCTGGTGCCGTAACGGTGATCTTGTTAAGGCTGGTCGCTGTCGCTGCGCCAATGTCAGGAGTGACTAGCGTTGGACTCGTATCAACTACAAACTTGGAGCCGGTGCCGGTTTGGCTTGCTATCACGGTAGCATTGCCAGTGCTTGTAATTACTCCGGTAAGGTCTGCGTTGGTGGTAACTGTTGCAGCGTTTCCTGTGATCGATCCAGAAGGAACAACATAGTCGGTGCCAGAAGTCGCTGCGCTTATTGCAGTGCCATCGCCTTTGAGTATTCCGGTTATCGATGTCGTTATTGTAATCGCTGGCGTGGTCGTGTCGGTTGCCACTGTGCCAGCAAAGCCGTTTGCGGATACTACGCTTGCGGTGGTAACTGTTCCAGAGCCGCCGCCTGCTCCACTGTAAGCAATCGTAAAGCTAGGATAAGTGCCAGTAATGGTAATATCGGTGCCGTTCGTCAAAACTACCGTTTGGTCTGGTGCTGAGTTGGTAACGGTGAATGAAGGGTAAGTGCCGGTAACTGTAATGCCGGTGCCATCGGTCAAAACTACCGTCTGATCTGGATCATCATTAGTAACGATTCCGGTGGTGTTGTCGTAAGTAATTCCAGTGCCTGCCGAGATCGCAAGTCTTGCGTCTGCGTCTGTGTATTGCGTGATATCAGAATCGATAGTAAAGCTCGGATAAGTTCCAGTAACGGTAATGCCGGTGCCATCGGTAAGAACTACGGTCTGGTCAGGCTCCGAGTTCGTTACGGTAATATCGCCAGTGGTCACATCAAGAGAAATGCCAGTGCCTGCGGTCAAAGACGAAACGCCTGCGCCTCCGGTGTATGCGGTGGTTTGTACCGTGGTATCTGCGAAAGTGATTCCTAGATGTGTAACTTCCGTTCCTGTCGACGTCGAAGAGTCCCATGCTCGAAGTGTGGTTCCAGCTAATGAGTCTAGATAAAGAGGTCGTGGCGTCGCTGAGCTTTGTTCCGTGGTGATTAGCCAGCCAGCCTGCCAGTTGAATTCATACCCTACCGAGCAAACAATCGAGATACCATAGTTGCCGCTTCGTGCGGTGTCAAAGGTTCCCTTGCCGATAAATTGCCCACTGGTTCCATCGAAAACAATGTTGCCGGTCATCGTGCCGCCAGCAAGTGGTAGAAAGTCACCACCGCTAGGCGTAACAAAAGTAAGAACTCCCGCGCCGTCTGTTTCGATTACTTGCCCTGCGGTGCCGTCTGCCGTCGGAAAGGTCAGTCCGTTATTAATAAGGCCAGCAAACTCCACTGCGTCCGTTGTGTTCAAGGTCTGATCAAAGGAGTCGCCTGGATCACCCTTAAACCCTCGGCCATCGTAGACGGTCACCAGCGTTTCGCCTTGTGCGACTGTGACGATGCCAGATTCTGTGACCACTACGATATCAGGCATTATCTGGTAACCTCCGCTTTCACGGTGAAAGTGCCTTCGATGAGTCTGATCACCGTTGAGCCGTTATAAAGCTCGAGATCGTAGAAGTATTTACCAGGCGTAATCGCCTCCATCGTTGCAGCGTCAACGAGTATATCCACAGTGCCAGCGGCACCGCCAAGCGTGATTCGGGTGTTTTCGGTGGTGAGCTCCAGCGTGACGGTTGCGCTTGCTGCGGTTGGCCTTACTTGCATTGCTGCGGTGTAGCCTGTCAGATCGGTCTCGACCTCGTCAGCGTCGGTATACAATATGGTACGGGATAGGGTTGCGCCCTGTTCTGCTGCGAAGTTATATAAGCCTGCTGGCATAATGACCTCCGAAAAAAAGAATATTACCGAGGTTAACTTGGCTCGGGTGGCGATGCAAATCGCTCGCACTAGTTAGGGCGGTGGTGTAATAAATTCCATAGTAGCATTTACCGAACTTAGCCAGTAATTGTTTGAGTTGAAGAAGTCACTAACTTGGTACTTAGTGCCGGAAAAACTGCCTGGCGCATACGGAAAAAATGCGTATTGATAGAAGTAGTTTTTAGGCTTTTTAGCGCTGTTGTAAGTGCTGTACTTTATGGCAAAACTAGAAGTTGTGTAATACAATTGGCCTTCCATACCTGCCGTGGCTCCGCCAGTATCTCCTAACAACATCGGAGTTTCATAAGATTCGTATGCTAGGTCAATTGTTATAGGAATATAAAATGGTTTGTTTGGAGAACCTCCGTTGAAACCTGTCGCATTAAAAATCATCGGCGCATCTGGGGCAAAATCTTTGGAAAATGTTTCCCCTGGCTTAACTAGCTCCAACTTCATGTGCAATCTACCTGGGATATTATAGAAATTTTCCAAAGGCCCAAACCAATAGCCTGACGCTGCGTCATAGGTTAGCGTTACATCAATATCACCTATCGAAATGTCCGTGCCTTCCTTGACAAACTTCGAGTCTGTCATTGTTAGCCTGACATCAGGAATATTCATAGTGCCACTGAAGACAACGGTAACAGGCGGCCAGTAAGATGCGTGTCCTACTGCGTATATACTTACACAGGTAAAAGTTAAAGGTGCGGCTTTCAAATCAAATGTTGGCGAGATATTTCGACCACCGGCAATAGGTGGTGCGTAACTTATAAAACCTAGACCTGTGAAGTCCGATAAGGTGTTTTCAACCAATACCTCGTGCCTATATGAGATGTTTGGTTGTACAAACATATTTACATAACCATAGTGGCGGAACCTAACAAGATTAACATGAGGAAAGCCTTGTGCAATTGTCGCTATGGTGATAGATCCATCGCCTTGCGTTATGGTTGCGGTGCTTGGTGGCAAAGTTCTGACGGAAGGCGGACAACAAATAATGTCCTCTATTTCCGTTGCTCCTAGTTCAATGCACTCAGGAATATTGTAGTTTTTGTAGAACCAGTAGAGGCGTAATCCGATGCCAGCCGCTGGAAGAAGTGGAATTATTGGATTAACTTCGTCCGTTGCATTGGCCACTGTTTCATAAAGAACAGCGGAGGCGTGTATAAATTCGTTTAAACCACCAGTAGTTTGCACAAAATGCTTGCCGCCGTTTGCCGTTCCTGCAAGCGTGTAGTAGAACAAGTTCTCACTTTCATAAGTTGTTAATTTCTCCCACGGTGTAGTGCCTGGCCGAACTACATAGGGGCCGTTTTGAGATAAGACCGTTTGGTTTTTAACCAGTACATAATTGCCGTTGACAACTGTCACTCCGTCTATGGTTTGTGAACCGCTTAATGAAATATTTGCGGTAGTTGCTGCTTGAAACATACCCCAAATAGCAACAGTATTGTAAGTTCTGTAAGTTGCACCAAAATTCTTGAATCGTAAATAATAGACGGTATCTCTTTGAATAACTTTAACATTGTTTTCAAAAACGATAAAAACTACAGGGCTTGAGTCTAAAACAAACCCAACGCCCAAAACTGTTTTTGCTATTTTATTGGCGCCGTAGGTGCCTTCCGCTGCTTTAATAAAACTTCCATTTGTTAAAGTGCCATCTCTTGCCCATAATCCTGCTGATGCTAAATAAACACCGTTCTGTGATTGTGCCGATTGGTCTTTAACCAATACTCTTTCACCTGCTCCAACTTCCACGCCGTCAATAGTTTGTGAACCAGACAAAGTAATATTTGTAGTGGTTGCCACCTTGCAAGCATTAAAATGATAAATATCTTCAAAATTAAATACTGTGCTTGAAGAGTAATTTATGTAATCAACAAGCACCGGATTTATTTCTAATGCTGATAAATCTGATGGACTGCTTAGTTTTACGCTGAAACCTGGAGAGTATGGGCCATTAAATCTGAAAATGCTGTTGCCGCTTAACTCGCCGGTGGTCGAATTTACTCCTTCTACATCTCCTTGCCAAACGGCAGCTTGTAACGGTGTTAGTTGCATTACAGCGCTTCCAGTGCCACAACTCTGGCGGTTAAGTCTTCGATGGCGTCGAGCATTGCTTGAATGTCCACGGTTGCAAACTCGACCGCAGTTGCTCCAGAGTTGACCTTAAGAAACTTTCCACCTGCGCTAGTGTAGCTCGCAGGGAAATCGGTTGCGCCTTTGAGCGTGAGTGTTCGCCAACCCTTGGCGCCTGCGTTAGTGGTTGCGTAAAATCTGTCATTGCCTGGGCTTGCCGTGTCGTTCACCAGCTTAAGCGCCGTCCATGCTGGTGAATTTGGATTACCACCTCCGGTGAGCGAGTTGGTCGTTGTCACATTATTCGCCGAAAAAACTACGGCAGAATTTGCGCTGTTGACGGTTAAAGAGTAGTAGGTGCTAGAGCTTCCATAGGTTGCAGGCGAATCACTAAGAGCGATAAAAGTGGTATAGCTTGGCCCTTCGCCTATTGCGCCAAACTCTAGCGCAGTAGCAGCATCATTGACCTTAACCACTCGGCCTTGGTTTCCTAAGTAGCTCGATGGCGTAACATCGGACAAAGCTAAGAATTGCCTTATGACTGCGTTATCGTAATCAGCACCTGACAAAGTAACGGTTGAAACTTCAATGCCTGTCGGTGTGCAGATAACATCCGTAACGACTTCAATGGTTGCGGAACCGCCCGAAGCCGTCTTCACCACAAACACGGGCAAGCCTGCCGAGGTGTAGCCCGAGAACTGCCCCATGTAGTGACTACCAACTGCGAGCGCGGCACCGTTTAACTCTTTGATCTTAACCTCATTTATGTCGTTCATGGTGTTGGCGCTGGCGTGGTAGTCCACCCGCTGCCCGGTGTTGAGGGGCGAACCTAGCGCCGTCACCTTCACCACCGACATCGTGGAACCGCCGAGCATGGGCCCGATCCGTGTCGGCGTGGTCGTGTCGCCCTCGACCGCTTTCACGACGCGGGCGATGCGTCTGGCACTATCTTCTGTAAAGCCGTAGGCGCTGGACATTAAAGTATTTTCCTGTAGATGGGGGTGAGATAGGAGTAATCAATGTCGTCGTAAATACGGAAGCGAAGGAAGCCTTCGTTCGCCTCAGTAGGGAAGACCCCATGATCGAGAGGAATGCCAGTGTCACCTATGATGACTACCCCATTCGGGAGAACATTACCCGCAACATCTCGAGCCGTGATCAGTTGGGTGCCGTTCCATTCGGTGTAGCTATGATTCAGGACTAACGCATCCCAGCTTTCTTTATCTAGTAGGTATTCAAGCGAGATCCTCCAGTACTTGACGCCGTTCTCATAGACCCTCTTTGCGGTGACTTTATCGAGGAGCATACTGCGGGCAGGGAAACCCGAGAACGCATCCGCATTGACGCACTTGACCCGTGCCATCCATGTGAGAGCGACGAAGGTGGCACTGTTAAATTCTAGCTTCATAGTGAGTAACGGCTTGTGAGACATCACCGGAGGGTCGAAGCGCTCGCCGTTCCCATTCACCATCGGCTTGCGTGGGGTGCTAAAATCTTTGTCGAGAACCCATTCCTTGTCGCCCGTACTAAAGTCGATGTCCGTGGGCCTCGTCAGCGGGTTCTCGTTCGCCTCGCTGGCCTTCTCTTCGGGTGATGCTCCCTTGTTCTGGCTCGCTACCTCGGGCGTCTGCGCTGCGCTCGGCGTGGAGCTCGGTGCCACGGTGTCGATGTTGGAGTTGTAACTGCAAGTGATTTTCCAGAAGTGCGGGTCTTCCATCTGCGAGGCAGTCCTGCCGACACAGAAGGCTTTATCATATTTTGGGTGCGCTGAGAACATGGCGGGCAGGTTCTCACCGAAGAGGTTGGGCACATCGTCGGCCACATCGTTCGTCTGCACAATGAACGAACGCACCAGCGAGACCTGGCGCTTGCTGTCATCACTGCCGGTTCGGCCTTCAAAAGTTTCGTAGGTGTTCACGACTGCCATGAGGGCTCCTTTAAACTTGAACGATGTTCATCTGGTTGTTGTTCGCCGTTGCTGCTGCGATCGCTGCCAAGTAGTTATTTCTTGCGGTGTCTTTTTCTTCTGCACGCTGTTGTAGCCTTAGTAATCTATCTGAGGCACTTTCCCCGCCGTTTGCGTTCTGTATCTTGAGCACTTGCGAGAAAGCCGCTGCCGAGCCCTGCATGAGTGCGGCAGGGTTTTTCAATTCTTCCATCGCTCCCACGCTGCGTTCTAGTTCGTCAGCAAGTTGCGCTGCACCCGCTGCGAAAAGATCAGGCCGATCCGCAAGGGTCATTTGCAATTCTTCCATTTTTCTGCGATAGGTTTCGAGTGGGCTTTCAATGTTGGAAAGCTCCCTGATCCAGGCGGGCATCTGATCACCGCCCATAAAGGCGTTAAGGCCTGAGACATCGAGGGCGTCAAACTGCGATTGAATCCCACTGATTGAGTTGGCGTACTCTTCGTTCGTGATTGTGCCTCGCTCAAGCTGCATATCAAGAGCAGCAAAGGCTTCATCTTTGACCTTTTCAAGAGAAGCACCCATCTCTTCAACGGAGATGTTTCCAAATGCTAACTGCCTTTGGAACAATGCAATTGCGGAAGCTGTGCCACCTGAAAGCTGCTTTAAGAAAGCGCCATACCCTATAGTCTCGCCCAGCATCCCTAGATGGAGGCCATCCGTGAAGGTGTGGAAGTTGCTTTCAATCTTATCCAGTGCCGTTGCAGTATCGAAACCTTCCGAGGATGCGCCAGCGAAAGCATCGTTAAAGCTCTTCATAAACTTTGCGACGATGCCCTCGGCTGTGTTCATGCCTGTGTTGCCGATCGATTCTAAAATCGATTTGAATGCGTCATTCATTTTTTTCTTGATTGCTTCTGCATCGATGCCTGGGCCGCCACCATCAACCTTGCTATTAGCGTAGAGCCCGCCAGTTATGCCACCGATGATCAATCCGGGGACAGCGCCTAAGCCACCCGCTGTTGAGCCAGCAAGAAGGCCACCGCCTGCGCCAGCGGCTATACCTGCCACGATTGCTGCGAACTTCTTGAGCCCGCCTACTGCGTTAATGATTTCATTGATTACGGTGATCGCCCCGCTCATTACCGACTGCATGGAGACCATCACCGCTTGAGCGAAGGAAACAACCACCGCCCTAATGCTGTCGATATTTCCGACCGCTACATCCGCGCCGCCCATTGTGGTGAAGAAGTTCACCAGTCCCGAGAACGCTTGAAATAACACATCCCGCACCACCGAGAGAACCATGCCTATATTTTTTATTGCTGGAATCAACGAATCAAAGTTACTGCGTAAGTTTTGCATGAAGCCGATCAGGCCTTGCGAGAACCCTTTTAAATCCAAAGCTTCCACAATGACTGCGCCGAACTCGGTGAAGAAACCCTCCACCTCGCCAGCGAGCCGAGCGTAAATACCCTTAAGTGTTCCGGCTTGCGCCTCTGCCTGCTTGATCACCTCGGGGTTGCTTTGCATATTGTTCAACGCGTTGAGCGCTGTCGCAGTCCCGACTTCATTGTTAGCCAGCATCCCCATCGCTTCTTGTGCGCTGATCGCTCTGCCCTTCACTATTGACAACCTTTGTGCCAGTGCATCGTAAACCGGTAAGCCCATTGAAAAGAGTGTTGCGAAATCATCTTTGGAAACTTGCCCGGTGCGGGTCATGTTCTGGGCGACTTCCCCTAGTTTATTAAACACATCCGTAGCACCCGAGCCAGCGATGAGGGAGGTTCGCCCAAAGCTTTCAATCATGCGTGCTGCGTCTGCGCCCGAGACCCCGAGGCCGAGGAAGCCCGTGGCGAGCTTGCCGACCGCATCTTGTGCGATGCGCCCCTGGTTGGCGATCTCGCCCATCACGCCACCAAGACGCTCTGCATTGGCTTCGCCTGCGAGCCCCTTAATTCGGGTCAGTATCTCTTCGGTGTTTGCAAAAGCCATCACCGCTCGGTCGTAGATTTTGTACACGCCATAAGAGGCGAGAGCGCCCCCGATCGCGGTGACCGGGTTCATGATGAGGTTAGTGACGCTTTTGAAAATAGAAGAGGCAGCGGACTTGATTTTGGTTTCGACATGGGTGAGGAACGATGCGAGCTTTGACTTGGCTTGCGATTCTTTTGCGGCATCGCCACCACCCACTGGAGCTTGCCCGCCCTGGGTAAGAAGCTTCAGCGCATCCTTGCCTGAGATCGCACCCGAGGCGATCCGCTTCATGACTTCTGCGGTTGTTACTGCTTTACCTTCAACCTTGGAAAGTTCCTTGGCCATCGCATCGAACGCTTTCACGCCCATGCTTTCCAGCGCCTGAATGTCTTTAAGGAGAACCTTGTCCGACTCGCCGATCTTTCCGAGTATGCCAGCGAAAGCCTTGCTCGCTTCGCCTGCGTTTTTCGCAAACTTGCCGATGCCTTTGCCAAACTTGTCTAAGGTTGAAGTGATGGTGTCCGCATCGAGGCCGAGCTTCTTGAGCGAGACCGCAAAGGCAAGCGCATCGTCTGCTCCCAACTTCGAGGTCTTGGCGAACTTATGAAGTGCATCCCCCATGACCCCGGCGACATCATCATCAAAGTGTTTCGAGGCCTCGGCAGTGACTGCCTCGAGGCTTCCCATGTCCTCTTTAACTTTGTCGAGGTTGGTGATGAAGTCGGTGATCGACAGGCCCATCGAAACATTTAATGATCCGATAGTTTTTGCCATCATCGACTCCTAGGTTTTCTTAGTGCCCATCGCTGTCGCCCACGCTTTGAGCCCTGCGAAGTTGTCAGGCTTCTTGTTTTCCCCGTACCAGTCCGGGATGAAGTCTTTCACCTCGAGCACCTTTGTCTCGCTGCCTCGCCACACATTCGCTGTCGTTGAGCACACCTGCGCTGCATGAATGTCGGCACGGTCTGCGTCCAGTGGCTCGATCGTTGAGAAAGCCATCCACTCAGTCAACTCCTGGGCATCCATGCCATCTAGGAGCTCCGAGACGGTTTTCTTTAAGTGCCCAGCAAGACGGAATAGAAACCGCCTCCCCGGACGCTCAATTAGTTTTTTCTTGCTTCCTCGACTGCACCGCCACTCATGCCATTATGTTTGGCGCACGCGTCGAAGAGGATGCCAACAAGAGGCGCAGGCATCTCGCCCACAGCTTCGACCTCGGCATCGGTAAAGATGCGCTTGCCCGCTTCATCAGCGATGGATCTCACCACGAGCTTCGCTCGGATGTTGCTCAAGTTGCCCGACTTCGAGCCCGCACTGATTTCACTTTCAAGTTGATCACGCTCACGGGAGCTGATCACTCGGAGAAATACTTTGCCACCGAGCTCGGGGATCTCGATCTCCCCGAGCTTGTACACGCTGCCTGCACTTAATAACTTTTGCTTGTCTAAAATGTGAAACTCCTTAATCAAAAGTCGAAGGTGATTTTGCCTACTGGTTTAACGCCCACGGTAGCTTTCACCGTGTTATCGCCCGTTGCGATGCCATCGACTTGACATTTGGTCACGATACCTTGGAAGCTCACCGAGCCGCCAATGCCTGCATCTCCGAGGGAGATGGAGCAAGCTTGCTCTGCGTCTGCGCTAGGGAGGTCGAGCATTGCAGCGACTGCACCAATGCCAGCGCCAACGCCCACGATTACCGTGGCACTCATTTCGCCACCATCGACCATGCCCGCTGCGTACTCTTTCGCATTGTCCTCACTGCCAAGGTTGGTGATATCAACTGTTCCACGGGTTGCGCTCGGTGGTGTGATGTCGGTCAATCCGCCGAGCGTGGTGCCACCGATGGTGATGGACGACCCTTGTGTTGTGACTGCTGCCATGATTAAGACTCCCTATAGATGATGGAAAAATCCAAAGACGAATGATAAAACACGGTGTCCGAGCCTTCAAAAAACTCGGGCTGATCCTGTTCGTCACTCACACTAACGCCGAGAACGACCACCCCCGAAGAGGTGCCGCGAAAGTTGTCCATCACGACTCGCATTTGATTCATGATGGTTTCAACTTCCGATTGTGTTGTTGCGATTACATCGCACTGCATTCGCACTTCAGGCACCTTGGTGTTGCCGCTGTCGAGCGTGGCCGACCTTATGGTGCTGATGCGATGGTAAACAATGTAAGGAAGAACGGGCTTTTGTGGCGCACGACCGGGATAAATGCGGGTGCCCACGTAACCAGACATCGTAGCATCGTCGATTAGTCGGGCGCGAAGGGCTTTGCTAGCACTCATGATGCGCCCTCGTTGATGGTGTCGTTTAGGATCTTACCCATCACATCGATCGCCTTAGTCTTGTTGTTGTCCCATGCCCTGCGAAGAAAAGGAAACGGTGCTGAGCCTGGGTGAATCGCACCTTGAGCTTTTGCCTTTGCACCCTTACGCTTTAATAAGATTTCATTCGTCAGGTCGTTCTTGCCGGTTGGGTGCGCTGCGGTGCCGTACTCAACAAAGTGAGCGTACTTGGTCGGGATGCGCTCGACGCCACCAATGATGCGCCCTGCTCTGCGCTCTGCCCCGATAACCGAGTAGCCGAACTGGGCACCCTTACGCAGTACCACTTTTTCTTTTGATCCGATGGAGTCATGAAGGATGGAGTACTTGCGACGCACGCTGCTCTTCGCATCGGTCACGATAAGGGCACCCGCTTCATGAAGAGCCTTCTTGATCCCTGATCGTTTCACTTTATCGTTGATGTGTTCCATGAGGTTGAGCAAACCTTTAAGGGCGGAAGCGTCGATGTTGATTGCTGCTCTAGGCATTAGTTCCCCCTTTCGATCGCATCGATCTCGAGTTCCCATGAGCCCTCATCGATGTTTCTGATGCTGACGATTTCAAGCGTGCGACTTCCCATCGAGATGCGATCACCGTGAAGGATGTCTGCCTTGAATCGAATGCGGACACGGTGCGAGATGGAAGCCTGCCTCGCCATGCCCTGCTCTTGCTCCCTGCCTGACAAGGGGCGAACACTCGCCCAGGTCGTGTAGTAGGTATTCCATGAGCGGGTCACCTGACCGTAATCATCCACGGTAGTTGATTCATCACGCTGAAAGCTGATTCTCTGTGTTAATTCGCCTGCTTTGAGCATTAGTTCACAATGCCTCGACTAAACATTTTAACGATGTTGTCGACCGCATAGGGCACTTCGTAATTTTGCGTTTCGGAAACGGCTTCTCGCTGGTTGTACCAGTGCGCCACCAACATTTTGATCGCTTGCTTTAAAATCGCTGGCACAACTTCTGCGTTGCCGCAACCTGCGACATAGGTCACCACGATTGAGTTGTAGTCATCAAGGTAGTCGGGCCAAGTCTCATCGTAGGCGGGCATGACACGGCCCGGGTTCGAGGTTATGTCAACCTGGTAGAGTTCGTTGTTCCAAGTCTGGAGTTCGCCATCGAGGTCGTAATATTGGATTGAGCTCACCGATTGCACTGGGCCTTCGAGATAGAGGATGCCAGAGTCGGGGAAGTCGTCAATCGAAAGCGCAAGAGTCTGCGTCACCATTTTGTGACTGGCCATCTGCTCGAGCTGCTGTCGCGCTGCGGTGATGAGCGTATTAATTAGAGCGTCATCGTCGTTGCCATCGATGCGACTGTGCAGTTTCATTTCTGCGAGGGTGATCGGTTCGGTCGCTGGAGGAGTGACAACTGTCAACATTAGCGTTTCTCTTTTTGTTTTTTCGAGGTTGCCTTCTCAGCTTTGGTTGTTCGGGTTTCCGAGACCGGAGGAACGAGCGCTTCAACAGCGCTCGCCCATCCGAGTCGGACACAATTTGCTGCCTCTTCGAGCGGGAGGTCATACACCAGATTTGCATCATAGGTGAACGACAAGCCCGCCACGGAGGTATGAAATTTAACTTTCATGTTTAGCTAGCTGCCATGATTAAATGCTTGATGGGGTCAGTGCCAGCGTCGAGGATTCTTCCGTCGTGACGGGAGAAACCAACAAAGCCAACTTGGTGATAATCGGCATATCTTTCTTCGAGGCGCAAGAGTGTGAAGTCCTGAACATCTCGAATGATATACTTGGAAAAATCACCGTAGTAGATAGCCTTGGCGCTAGCCGCAACTGTTGCCACATCCTGATTGATCACGACGGGAACACCGAAGAGAGTACCAGGGGAAGTCGCAGAAAGGTCGTTCATGAAGATCGGCCTGTTCTGATCATCCACCAGTTTTCGCACAAGCTTGAAGGTCGAGTCGTGCATCATGAATTTAGCATTAGCACGATAAGCTGGATCGAGCGAATGCTGAAGATCAAGCAACTCAGCGAAGGTGATTGCGTCAACAGCGGCAGCAGTTTTACCTGCACCGGATGCCGAGATCCCCTGTGGTTTTGAGGAGTTGTCACCAGTGGTTGCGTGAGTATTAAAGATCCTTGCGATCCTCTCGCCCAAAGCGCCGCCGATGAAAGATTCCAAATCAATCGCAGAATCTTGCAAGAGTTCAGACGAAACTCGGATGAGCTTCGATGAATACTTATAAGCCTTCAAAGTGATCTGGGCAAAAGTGATATCTTGCTCAGCAACTTGAGTATTCTCAGCAAGGATTGCGCCAACATTACTGTGATCACTCACGGTAGGAATTGGGAGGTCATTGCCTTCTGCTGTTCGCAAGATGGTTGCGACTTCTCGCATCCCACCGAAAGCCAGCAAAGAAGCTTCGAGCTGATTGATGAAACCTTGGGGAACGGTATAACCACCAGCGGCAGCGGTCAAGGACTGAGCACGGGCTTCGGCTTGGTTCTTAGGAGCCTTGGCATTCAATTTGAATGATAGGCGATTGTTGCCAAGTTCTAGGCCAGATCGTTGCGCAGCGTTTCTCTGCTCATTGGAGGCACCGTTTACGCTATGAAATCCGAGCCATCCTCGTAAGGCCAGTGCTCGGTCTGAAGTGCTTTGACGATCGCCAAAATCGCGCACAAACGCAGGCGCTTCGATCGGTGAAGACCTTCGTGCTGCGGGTCTTTTGGAGGAAGCTTCGAGTTCGGAAAGCTTATTGCTACGAGCGGTGCCCGCATCGTTAGAGGCAACAGCTACATCAGCGGGGCTGCCAGCGCCTTCGAGTTCGCTGATGCGGGCTTCGTGTTCATCAACCTGAGAAACCAAGGCTTCAAAAGCGGTAGCTTCTTCGGGTGTTAGTTCTCGTTTTTCGGTGGTGCCGTGAGCGTGAATCGCACGGGCTTCGGCAAGTTTTGCGGTGCGCTGGTTGCGCA